GAAGAGTATGTAAAATCAAAACGTGCTCTCGGTGAACTCGGACATCCAGACGGACCTACTATCAATCTTGATAGAGTGTCTCATAGAATTACAAGTCTCCGTGCTGAAGGTAATAACTTTATTGGCAAGGCACAGATACTTGACACACCTATGGGTAACATCGCAAAAAGTCTTTTGGGTGAAGGTGTTCAACTAGGTGTTTCCTCTCGTGGCATGGGAAGCATCGACAAACGTGAAGATTGTAACGTCGTACGTGACGACTTCATGTTAACAACCGCTGCAGATATTGTGGCAGATCCCTCCGCACCTGATGCATTCGTTAATGGAATCATGGAAGGTAAGGAATGGGTTTGGTGTAATGGTATACTAAAGGAGACTGAAGTTGCTAAATACCAAAAGATCATGAGTGATGCAAGTCGCCATGATGTAGAGGCAAAAACGCTCCAAGTTTTTGAGCATTTCCTCTCAAATCTTTGATTCTATAAATAATTCATATTACTACACGGAAAATTATCAAGGTAAACTCTAATGTCAGATAAGCTTAACGAAAAATTTGAGGAGTTTGCAACCGAGCAAAAGGTGATTGTAGAGAACGCAGCGGATCCGATGCCGACTGTATCTGCTACCGTTATTCCTGGCACTGGTAGCGAACCATCTCAAGTCTCTGATGCACAGACATCAAATGGTGGCGGGAAAGATCCTATGCCAACAGTTGATGCTGGTAAATCATATGGACAATCTGCTCCTGCAGACTTAGGTGGTACATCTACAACTCCGAATGGAGATGACGTAGACGGTGCAGATAATCCTGGTGCTAAAGCAGCCGCTCCAGTAGGAGACAAGGCAGCTCAAGGCGATGGTTCTGCACAGACAAGTAACATAAACGATGCTGGCGATCAAGGTACACAACCTACTGTTGGTGCTGATGCTGCATACGGAACTAGCTCAGGTTCACAAGTTACTTACCCCATCAAACCATCATACGAGGATCTTGATGTTTCCGATGATGTAAACGCCCTATTAGAGGGAACAGAACTCTCGAAAGAGTTTGCTGAGAAAGCAAAGACTATCTTTGAAGCTGCTATCAAAGCAAAACTAAACGAAGAGTACGACAAGCTTGTAGAACACTTTGCCGATGAACTCGTAAAGCAAGTAGATGCTGCTAAAGCAGAGCTTTCCGAAGAAGTAAATGGCACAGTGAACTACGCCGTAGGTCAATGGATGGAGCAAAATCAAGTTGCTGTTGACCGTGGTATAAGAAATGAGATCACTGAAGACTTCATAGCAGGTCTCAAGGGTCTCTTTGAGGAGCACTACATTTCTATCCCAGATGATAAAGTTGATGTGGTAGAAGGTATGGCAGAATCAATTCGTGAAATGGAAACACGCCTTGACGAACAGGTCAAAGCTAATGTGAAACTACAAAAAAGTCTAAATGAGACTGCAAAACTCAATGTACTGAACACTGTTTCAGAAGGATTGGCAGATACTCAAAAGGACAAACTCGCTGCTCTCGCTGAGGGTGTTGAGTTTACTACTGAGGAGGAGTTCTCTAAGAAAGTGAAAACTATCAAGGAGTCATACTTCACAGAAAAAACTGTAACACAAAGTGAGGTTGCAGACGAAACACCAGTAGAAGGTGCTAATGATAAGGACGTTTCTCCTGCAATGGCGAACTACCTTAAAGCACTTAATACATGGAGTCAATAAATTATAATCTATTTTTTCTAAACAGAGCAAATGTTCAACTCAAAAGCTCTAACAGAAAAGTGGAACCCTGTTCTAAGTCATGAAGGTGCTGGTGCCATCAAAGACAATTATAGAAAGGCAGTTACCGCTGTACTGTTAGAAAACACAGAGTCTCAGTTAAGAGAAGAGCGTGGAATGATCAATGAAGCATCCAACACAGTTGGTGCCATTGGTACAAACGCACTCTCAGGAAGTGGACTCGATACTAAAACAGGCGGTCTAGCTGGTTTCGACCCAGTGATGATCAGTCTCATCCGTCGTGCTATGCCAAACTTGGTAGCATACGACATCTGTGGTGTACAACCAATGAGCGGTCCTACAGGACTAATCTTTGCGATGAAGTCACACTATCAGCAAAATGGATCTGCACTAAGAGCTGGAGACGAAGCACTCTTCAACGAACCAGATCCTAACTTCTCTGGTAACACACAAGGACCTGCTGCATTCAACGACCCTGCATCTCCTCTTGGAGACGGTGGTACAACTGATGCTAACCCAGGTTTACTTAACGATGCTACTGGTGGTGGTACAACTGCTGCTAATTACGAGCGTACAGCTGGTAATATCGCTAGAGAAGACGCTGAAGTTCTAGGTTCTGGATCTACTCTCTTCAACGAGATGAGCTTCAGTATAGAGAAGACTTCTGTTACTGCTAAAACAAGAGCACTAAAGGCAGAGTACACTCTAGAACTAGCACAAGACTTGAAAGCAATTCACGGTCTTGATGCAGAGCAGGAACTTGCTAACTTACTCTCAAGTGAGATCCTTGCTGAAATCAACCGTGAGGTTGTTAGAACTGTTTACACAATCGCTAAACAAGGTGCACAAAACAACGTTGCAAACGCTGGTGTATTTGACCTAGACGTAGACAGTAATGGAAGATGGTCAGTTGAGAAATTCAAAGGACTCATGTTCCAGATCGAGAGAGACGCAAACGCAATTGCACAGCAAACTCGTAGAGGAAAGGGTAACTTTATCCTAACATCTGCTGATGTTGCAAGTGCCCTTGCTATGAGTGGTACACTTGACTACTCTTCTGGTCTAACAGGTGCTGGTGGTCCTTCAATTGGTGAAGTAGACGACACAGGTAACCTATTAGTTGGTACAATGAATGGTCGCATCAAAGTTTATGTTGACCCTTATTCAGCAAACGTATCTAATACACACTACTATGTTGTAGGATACAAGGGTACATCACCTTATGACGCTGGATTATTCTATTGTCCATACGTTCCCCTACAAATGCTCAGAAGCATCGACCCATCTACCTTCCAACCAAAAATTGGTTTCAAGACTAGATACGGTATGGTTGCTAACCCATTTGTTGTTCAGTCTAATGGTACACCTGATGCTGAGGCACTAACTCACAACATCAACCAGTACTATAGAAGAGTTAGAGTTGCTAACTTAACCTAAGTTTATTAGGATACGCTAACAGGGATCCTACGGGATCCCTTTTTTTATGCTTAAATAATAGTGTAGTTACTAAAGAGTAACCATGAACGGTAGACTAGACAAAGTTTCCATGACATCAAAACTCTTACAACTCAAAAATGAATTAGAGTATAAATGTAGAGTAGGAGAAATGGGAGAGTGGGAATGTATAGGTGCTGAGAAGTATCTAAATAAATCGCTTGATATTCTAGATGAGTATTGGCAATAAAACATATGTTATTGACAATGAATCAAAATTCTGTCATACTACTACTATGCTTATCACCTATAGCGGTGGTATTCGTTGTTATCAAAGTTGCAATCTGGTTATCTGAGACTGCAAAGTTTAAAGCGGAAACAGATAAGTTGAAGCGAATGCAACACGGACCTTACACAGTATGGGACGAAGACGAAGACGATGATTGGAACAATGAATAAAAAAATCAAACACTACCTAAAGACAAACATGGTATTATCCAGATATGGCAGAGATTTAATTTCGCCGAAAAAATTAATAAAAAATACTGAGACATTATCACCCGCTACCACTAAGCAAACTATGGTTAGCAAAGAGGAAGTTGATGAGATGATTGAATATGCTATCAATAGACATAATCGTAATGCGGGTCTGATTAGTATGGTTTTAGGATTTACTTTTGTTGCTCTATTTGCTGATGGGTTATTCAGAGTTCTAGGAATCATTCCGCCTTTCTTAGGAATTGATGTGAACGTGCTACAAGATATAATTGATAAAGTAAAAGAGGAAGCGTTAACTCAAATCAGATGAGTTACGACAACATAATCATTAGTTTAAAGATTACGCAAATAATCGTGATAGGATTGTTTGCTCATTTGATATTGAGAATAATGTTTGACCTCTACGAAAAGACAAATGAATGAGGAAAACATGAAATTTTTGTGGACAAGAATAAAGAAGATTCGCACAGCGGAGATCATAGACAGTGCGATACAAGAGTATTATGATACTAAAGGTATGCCAGTTCCTAAATGGAAGATGGAAAAGAATCCACAGTGGTGGGTAGACTACCTTGTTGAGTTAGGAATGGATCCTAACAACCCATAAATACAGGTAGATACAATATAGGTATGCCTTTAAACGGTGCAGATTGGTATAAAGAACAACCTACTAATAGGAACTTTTTAAATCCTATTGGTTTTATCCTCAAGCTTGAAAAGTTTGCGGGAGTAGATTTCTTTTGTCAATCAGCAAACGTGCCTGATATCAACATGCCTACAACTGAGATAGCAAGTCCTTTCAGAGCACTACCTACTATACCTGGCGGAGGAGTAACATTTGGAGATCTTACTGTTAACTTTATAGTTGATGAAGATTTAAAAAACTATAACAGTGTATATAAATGGATGCGTGATAATGGTAACGCAGATCAAATGAAGTTGGAAACAACTCCCGAAGATATTTTTACAGACGGACAATTACTAATTACAACTAGTGCATTTAACCCTGCATTTGTAATAGATTTTCAACAACTATTCCCTGTAGCACTGACAAATTTGCAATTTGATGCTACAATAGGAGATGTAGAATACATTACTGCACAGGTGACATTCAAACATCAGCAGTTCTTTATACGTGATAAAGACTTTAAAAAATTATGAATTTTGACTCTCTGCATAATAGGTTTCAAAAACTTAGAGAGGAATGGGCAGAAGATAGTCATGTAGATTTTCAATTTAAGAGTAAACAATACAGTGCTGATCTGGGACAGTTAGCATTAGACATCCCTTTCCAACACAATAAATACTTAAACCACTACACTGACGTATCCCAAATTAAAACTTCCTTAGAGTTTGAAATCCGCAAACTTGTAAAAGATAAACGAGAATATTATTCTGGTGAAGCGGATGCTAAGACCTATGCTAAAAAACCATTTGGATCTCATATCAAAACCACTGAGAAAATGAGAACCTACCTAGAGGCAGATGATGAGATCATCAACCTAGAGGCAAAAATTAAATACCTAGAACAGATGATGTATTTTTTGGATCAGGTAATGAAACAGATATCAAACAGAGGTTTTCAGATTAAGAGTGCCATAGAGTGGGAGAAATTTGTTAATGGACAGTGATGACACACCTTACAATAAAGAAAAAGAATGAGGTTTATATAACCGTTCATTCTAAGGAAGAATATATTCATCGTGAACTCGCTGACTATTTTACATTCGAGGTTCCCGAAGCAAAGTATTTAAAAAAGAATCCCAGATACAAATACTGGGATGGCACTATACGATTGTACTCTCCTGCTACAGGAGACCTATACCATGGTCTTATTAATCATCTTCAAACATGGGCAGATGAGAAACAATACGTTGTAGAGTATGAAAAGAATGACTGGTACGGTAATATAAGTGATGACAATAAGTTTGTATCACTCCCTGCAGTAAAAGGATTTATGGATAGAATCTCTAAGATCAAACCTAGAGACTATCAGTATCAAGCGGTGTACGATGCGATTAAAAATAATCGTAAGTTACTTCTGTCTCCTACTGGATCTGGTAAATCCCTTATGATCTACGCCCTCGTCAGATACTACACCGCTACCAGCAAGAAAACGCTCATCGTCGTACCTACTACTTCTTTGGTCGAGCAAATGGTCAATGATTTTAAGGAGTATGGATGGGGTGCGGACGCTCATGTGCATAAAATTTATAGTGGTAAAGATAAAAATACTGATAAACCTATCATCATATCTACGTGGCAATCAATCTATAAGTTTCCCAAAAGATACTTTGACGATATTGACTGTGTGATTGGTGATGAGGCACACCTGTTTAAATCTAAATCATTAACAGGTATCATGAC